TGTTGCCATCATCACTAGACCCTACATATCCGTTAGAACTATCTAATATATTACCTGAGTCTTCATTAGTAACAGTTGTTGTTGTGGTCGTGGTTGTCGTTGTAGTGGTTGTAATTATCTCAGTGCCTGTGTTTTCTTCAGTCACAACTACATCTTCTTCTTCTGTAATAGTTACACCTGGAGTACAAAGACCTGAAAAATTTTTACCTGTTACATCAGGTAAACAGTCAGCCCTAGAATAAGAGGAGGCCAGTAGTAATAAGGAAAAAAGTTTTAAACATAGCAGCGTTTTTCGCATCACTAAACTCCTTTGGTTCTGGTTTATTGGCTTCAACATATTCCGCTTTGTATCTACTACCGTCTGGAATTAAATGAGGATGTTTTGCCCAGTAATCAGCCGCCTCTTGGCCAATAAGCCCGTTAACTGGACATGGAGTCCCAGCATCTTGCATACTAGTCCACACACGGGGGTCCTGACACAAGAGGGCTACCGCACTCACTTTCATGCCGTAGGAGAACTGGCTGCGGGATAGCTTGAGAAGCTGACATAGTTCATCGTCCACAAGAACGCCTGTTGCAATACCTAACACATTATTTTGTACTGCACCGCCGATACCAACCTTACATATATCTGAATTTGAATTAGGAATTACTGGTGCATTTGCTGTAGGTGGCGTGTTGTTTACCACTGTGCTAGAGACAGTATTTGTTTCTGCTGAGGAAGTTTGTATTGATAAATACATAAAAACGACAGTCATAAAAGCACAAAATAAATAAAAATATCCTTTAAACATTTAACACCTCCATCGTCTTCTTGCTTGTCTCAATCTCGAATTAGGATCTTTTGCTGCCTTTGGAAATTTTTTCATTTGTCCTGCACTTCTAGCACAGAACGATTTTCTTCTTTTTGCTGCTTTAGAACCAGGCTTTACTTTACCTGTAACAGCAGTTTTTAATTTAGAACCTGGATTGTCACGTCTATACTTTGCAACACCAGCTTTAGTCATTCCCGCCCCTGCCTTAGTGGGGCGGAAATATTTTTTTGTTTTAGGTGGTTGTTTATCTGCCATTACGCAAATATTACAGTTATTGAAGTAACATTAGTCAAAGTCACATGAACATCATTGGTAAATCTAATACCCTCATCTGAAAAATAAGGATTAACAATACCCTCTGTTGATGAAGCAGGTGTATCTAAATCTACTAAAGTAGTTCCACTAGCACCACCGTCTTTTAAGACTATGGATCCAGTTGAACCCCCTGCAATCGCATGTAAACCAATAACTCTAGCAGGACCACTAAAAACAGTGCCAGTGCTTGTTCTCTTAACTGTTTTTACTGCAAACATAATTTACTCCTATGATAAGTTATTGTTTTGTATGTACATGACAGTTACAGTTGCTGCACCAGTAGTGCCATCGTCACTACCGCCAGCAAAATCTGCTAAAACTGTAAGATCAGATGTACCAACGTCAGTAGCCTCTGTGTCTAGAGTGCCTCTTGTTGTGCCTAAAGCTTTTACGTTTACTGCATCAAGAAATGCATTTGGATCACCAGAAGTTCCCACGCTAACAGTGGCCGTACCACTATCGTTGCTAACTGTAGTGACGTTTAAAATTACGTCTATGATCTGAGAGTTAGCAGGAACGGTTGCGCATACCTGATCATTTGCGTCTGCTCCTATAATGTCGATTACTTTAGATTGTGCCATAACGGCAAAGCCAGTGTTAGCACTAGCTCCTTCTCTTACAGAGCCCGCTTTAATCGGACCTGAAAATGTAGTTGTTCCCATGTCTTACTCCTTTGTAAGTCCCCGAAGGGTCATGTTAATAAAATTTTATTTTGACATAAAAAAAGGGCGCAGTCAAAGACATACGCCCTTTCATGTTAGTTATTTATTATGCACCTGATGTACCGAAGACACATCTAGGATCAGAGAAACCAAATGAGTATCTCTCTCTAGCTTTGTATCTTACGTTACCTGTATCAAAGTCACCTTCCATAGATGTTCTGATTGGTGAACGGTTAAACATTTTGAAACCGTTCGGCACGTCAGTTTTGATAAAGAATGCATTTACGTCACTTAAGAAGTGGTTAACTACATAACCCTCAGGGATCATACCCATGTTCTTAATTGCGTTAATGTCATTATCAGCTGTGCCTGTTCTTAATGCAGAAGCCATTAATCTGTCAGCAGTAAACTGTAATTCTTTTGGAATGATAAGTTTTCTACCTTGAGCAGCGATCTTTAACCCACGCTCGTCTACGAATGCAGCGATGTCAATTAATGATTGCTCTAATGAAGTTTCATTAAGATCAGCGTCAGTTGCAAGTCTGTTGGATAGTGTTCCACCTTGTGCTAATGGGTGCTGTGTATTAATAAGTGACACACCATCACCACCAGGATTGGTTCCTGCAGCACCTGCGCCTGCGAAAGCTGTGTTTAAAACATCAATAGCTTTTACTTGTTTTGTGTTAGCCATTGATCTTGCAAGAGCTCTTGTGTATCTAGCAGCAAGTCTATCATAAAGATTATCTTCGATAGCCTCTTCTGTGATTGCAAACGCTAATGCAATTGTTTCATGTGTGTAACGTGCAGTAAACGCCTCTGTTGCTGTATCAAATGATACTGCAGCACCTTCTGTTTTTGTTGGTGCAGAGCCGAATCCAGCTAACATTACCTCTTCTTCGAATGCACGATCTGAAGTTTCCTCATCGAAAATTTCAGCGTGTTCGTTTTCGTACCTACTGTACTCCAAGCCAAACAGTGCGTTTAGACCTGGCTCTAACTCTTTAACGAGTTGACTTCTAGATATAGCCATAGTTTAACCCCCTATACGCCTGTTGTATCAGTATACTGATGTTTATTGATTCTAACTAGAATGTTTGCATTCGCTACAGTGTAATCACTGTTGTCAGGATCAGTTGATAAGTCATACACAGCGAAGTTTGATGCGTTGCTGGTTGCAAATGTATCACCATCAATAGCCACGTTAGATATACCTGATTTGGTATTTCCCGCACTGTATGATGCAATGTTACATGTGGAACCAACTTGAGCTCTTCCTCCGTTTGTGTCATCTACTTTGACCTCAAATATTACATTTGGATCGCTGATTACGTTTGCAACTATGTCGTCAGCTACAATCGCACCCGGATAATGAGTTGAGAAAGTTGGTTTTTGTGATGTTGGATCTGTGTAGAAACAACCGTTGAAAACACCAACAAGCTCAGCACCGGCAGATGAACCTCTAGAGATAGATCCGTTTGCGTTTAATACAACTGGATCACCCATAAAGATGGAGTTCGTTTCGTTACTAGCGATGGACATCTGTTGTTGACCTTGTCCGTTATAAGCGGAACCCATCATTAGCACTGGACGAAACCCAAAGTTACCGTTTTGATTTGCCATTGTTTACTCCTTAAAAGTAAAGTTATTAAAATGTAACTAACAATGGCTTGTAAAAAACTTATTCAGTCTTTTGTGAGCCACCGAAAGTCACCCTGCTTTGCCTATCAGGTTTGCTGATTGGCATACTGGGGTGAGCATCCTTTAAAAGATCATTGTCAACTGCTTTTATTTGGTCTTGAGTTAAGCCCTCATAATAAGCATTACGTTGTTTAATAATCTCTTCTGGAATGCGAGCCAGCAATAAGCCACCTACTCCAATGACCCCTGCGTGTTTACCATCTTCAATTGTTGGTAATTGCCAGTCAGGATATTCATCTGCTCTTACTAATTCATAGCCTTCACGAAGACGACTAATCACGTTCTTAGTGTCCTGGTATCCTTGAACTTCTGCTCTTATCCAACGATGGATATAACCATCTGGCGCAGGCGGTGCATCAAGTGATGACGGTCTCTGCCAAACACGTTTACGTTGAGTTTTTACCCGCGTGTCAGCAGATCTTGAGGTTTTAGTTGTCATGCTTGACCTCCTTTATTAACGTACTTTGCGTACTCTGTTAGTGGCACACCGAGCTTTTTAGCGATAGCGACTTGTGAAGGTGTGAGTCTCACAGTCTTGCTGCGTGCATTTTTAGAAGATGAACGATTTGCGCTTGCTACAGCCTGCACGGGTCTGTCATCAGCAGATGTATCATTCACTCCAGCCTCATTTTGACTGAACTTATGAGGAAACTCGTTTTTCATGCGTTTATCGATCTCACTATAGTATTCTTCTGACTTCGGGTCAAATCCTTCTTGTCCCACAAGTTTTTTATGAATTGCTATAGCTGTGTATGTCATGGCTTCGTCGTTTCCAAACCATGAGTTATCACTTGCCCATTTTTCAGCACGTGGATCAGGTGGGGCAGCAGGTGGTTGTGTAGGAGCGTCTGGTGTTTTGACCTCTTTACCCTCTTCTTGCTTTGCACTGTTTTTAGCTTCACTAGCTCTTAGTCGCTCTGCGTCTATGGTTAGCTTAGTAAGCTCCTCTTGTGCTTCAACCTGAGCTTTGACATCGTTATCCGCAACAGCTTTTTGATACCTATCTTGTAAAGCTGCTTTTGAAATCTCTACTCTGTTTTTAAATTCATTTAGATAACCTGTATCTAAATCTTTATATTTTTTATCTAAATCTGTGTATTGTTTTTTAATACCATCCGCATATTCAATCGCAGCTTTTTCACGTCTTTCAGCTTCCCGCATTTTTGCAGTCAACTTATCAATACGTTTTTTTACACTGTCGGAATATTCGTTAAGATCTTCTTCGTTAGATTGTTGCTCTTCTTGTTCGGGTTTAACTTCACGAACGGAAGATTCCTGTTCTTGTTCTTGAACTTCGACTTCGTCTTGTTTCTGTTCTTCTTTTATATCTACATCAACAGGATTGCCTGATGTATCTATATCTACCATTTTTTCCGGCATGGGCCATGACCTCCATGAGTCTATTTATATGTTGCATGTAAT